TCTTGAATATTATTCACTTGATCTTGATTTTGATCAAATGGTTTATCTATATAATTTTCAATTTTAGATTCCCAATTTTCTGGTGATTCATTAGCAATTATTACTTCTAAGAGTCTATCAGCGTTCTCAATATGAGCATTACTCAATTTCTTAACATTAAGTTTCTTTCTGAAAGCGGACTTAATTTCCTCTTCTAGTTTTTGCGCTGAAGCGATATTATCTTTAATTTTAACTAAAGAATAATTAGCATTTGAGCCAATTGGTTTAACGTTCTTTGTCGATTGAGGGATGCCAGTTGATCCACTTGGTCTTCCACCAGAAGAAGGCTGAGATCCTCCTACAAGTGGCTGATAAAAACCTTGATCCTTTTGTTCTCTGTATTGTATTTGAGATTCTAATGATTCTTCTGGAGTTGGAAGTCTTCCAGTTTCAATAGCTCTGATACCTTCTGCTGGAGTAAGGATTCCAAGTTCCATAAGTCTATTATAAACTCTAGAGTATTGTACATCATCCTTAAGATCAATATCTTCGAAATGAGGTTGTGGGAAATTTTTAAATCCTAAATCTTTACTAATTCTTCTTATTTCTGGTATTAAGAATTCATTTATAAAAATTATTCTAGCTTGTTTTAATCTTTCTATAAAGACTTGAACCTTGATACTAGTATTAGCAAATTTTTCACTGCCAATAAGAATATTATTTAAACCAATTTGAATATCTCTATCAACAACTTCATATTTTTCTGGTCCAATTAAACTTCCAATATTTGGAATAACAAATTCTGCTTTTGTTGTATAATCTGCAATTAATACTCTACCAACACTTTGATTTTCAAACAAAGATTGCATAGCTTGTAAATTCTTTTGATTGATTCCGCCTTTTTCTGGATCAGTTCCCATTGTGACTAATAGAATTGCTTGCTGAGTTGTTCTTGTAACAGCCATGTCCATTTTCTTCATTTCAAGTTTCCAATTAATATCATCAAGAACAGGAAAGCCCATTGGAATTGATAGCGGTTCATAATCTTGCTTTTTATAAAAAACGGCGCATATTTTTTGTGCATCTAATGGAATTAAAACCGAGCGATTGCCCTTATTTTTAATTTGGTCTTTAATTTGAGGTGGAAGAGATTCAAAAACTTCAAAATCTTCTGGAGTCTTAGGGTTTCTTAATCTTTCCAATTCATAATCTGTTACCAACTTGTAATAATACCCAACACTAAAATTAATTGTTCCACCAAAGTATACATCCGCAGGATTAATAATGCTATATCTAGCTGGAATTTTAGTTGATGTACTTTGAGAAAATGAATTTTTTAATTTGTTTCCAAATACTTGAGTAATTCTATTTGCATCTTCTGGCGTTAACTCAGTATCAAATCTATAAATAAAAACATTTCCACTTCTATAATACTCCCTAAAGAATTGGTCTTGAAAACTAGCTAGATTAATTTTCCTAAAATATGCATCAAAAAACTCTCTTGATTTTTGACTTCCACCAGTTAAATAAATTGCGCTACTAGAAAATTCAGTCATTAAATCAATAGTATTTCTAAAAATACCAACATTATAATAAGCCTTTTGACAAAGAATAACTGCGTCTCTTACATCCAGAGTAGCTAAGTTTTGAGTTGTGCCACTATTATATCTAAATGGAATTAATCCTCTATCAATATTTATAAACCTATCAGTTCTTTCTATATCTGCTGCAGCATTTCTTCTCATACTAGTGCTAGCTCTAATTTGATTGCTGCTTGCTTTACTTTCTGATCCATAAACCATAAATGGTGGTGCTTCTTGATTTTCTGAAGCCTTTGATTCTTTAAGTTTTTTAGTATTTTTAGCCATATTATTCAAATAATTACACTTATTTTATCATTATTGGTGTGAAAACCTCGGATATCTCTTCTTTTGGTTGCATAATTAAATCATTATAGCACTTGAGGCCCCAATTCGCTAACATAAATGCTGAATAATTATCTTTTCTAGCTTTATTAGCAGATGAACTACGCTTTAAATGCTGTGGAAGATCAAAAGATTGAGTGCCTCTACTGGTGGAAGAATGCTCTACTAGAGTACATTGTTTTTTAGTTTGATATATCAAATCATCTTGACTTTCTATAAAATCTAGCATTCCCCAGTCTTTTCGCTCTTCTGTTTTAAGTAGGCTAATATCAATATTTGCATTAAATTGACTATTGAAAAATTCATCATTAGCGCAGGTTCTACTAGCGAACCATACTTTTTTATAATCAATGCATGCTTGTAAATATTCATTTGCTTTTCTAATAAAGGAGCTGGTAAAAACTTGATTAATTGCTATCCTTCTGTCAGATAAATTATATTTATTTTTACTATTTTTAAGCATATTATCATAATCTTGACCTTCAAGATCAGAATCAAAATCAAAAGTCTTAATTTCTAATTTAGCATTTTTAAATAATTCAGATTCATTACAAGAAGAAATAAATACATCTGCTCCTGCATTATCAATAATCATAAATACTATATTAAAATTATTCAAAAGATAATAAAGATAACCGACATGATTTTTTAAATTTCCTAACCCAGCATAGTTATTGACTAAGATTCCTTGATTTGTTTCAGCATCAATCTCAAGTAAAGCCATAGCAAAATAATCTGCGTTTGGACTATCGCTCATATTTGGATCGATTCCAAGAACATATTTTTTATTTGGATCACCTCTTAATAAAGTATGGGATTTTTCGCCAATTTTGATTGTACATTCTTCCATTTTCTTTGCATTAAAATAGCTATCACTTCCATCAGTAAATCTAGCACAATATTCTCTTAAAAAACTTGAATGACTTGATCCACCAGCTTGAGCTTCCTCAATAATAGTTTTATCGATCATTTCTTCTGGCAATGCTTCATAACTTAATTGACTAACAAAATATTTTGCTTCATGGACTTCTTTGTTTAATATTTTTTCAGACCATTCATTATAAGTTTTATATAAATTTTCAAATGTATAGCTTGCAGAGGAAAGAGCAATCATCTTACTTGTGTTTTCAAAAACAGCTCTTTCAGATTCTTGCATTGATCCTTCTGCTATTAATTTATCCTCTAGCTCTCTAATCTCCATACGTTCTTTAATATTTTGTGGAGCAACTAAAAATGGCATTAATACATTTTTAATAATTTCTTCTGGCAGAAGCAGAAACTCATCCAATACTAGAACATTTGCTCTAAATCCTCTAATTTTTTCTCCATTCAACGGAATTGCAACGATACTTCCTCCATTAATTTGCCATTCAAATTGATCATTTCTTTTTGCTTTCGCTCCAAAACATTGAGATAATAATTCTGCGCCTTTACTATCTACTATTTTTTCAAGATTATTAAATATAAATCTAGCGGTTCTGAATGTCGGGCCTGCGATTAATATTTTTGTATTCGGCTCGAATATACATTGTAAAAAACAAAATACTGCAGCCATAAATGATTTTCCACATCCACGACCAAACACACACATATTAAAATTTCTATTCATCAAGGCTTTTAAATGTATTTCTTGATATGGAGCTAATTTAACTCCACTAATAAGTTCTGTTGTAAATCCAATGTTTGCTCTTAAAAATTTAGCTAAACTTATCCTAGCTTCTTTATCATTAAGATATCCTTTAAGTTCTCCTAATTCGATATTAGCGTCTTTAACTTCTCTTATATATTTATCTGGGGAATATATCATAAAAATTTTAAATCATATGCTAATTGAAGATCTACTTTACTATAAAAACATTTACTTGCAAATATAGATTCAATTGCTCGTTTCATCTCATCTCTACCATCAACAAATAGAAATTGAAGATTACTATATTCCTGAATTAAAGATCTAACATTATGGAATATATACTCTGGGGTTGCTTTAATTTTTTTACTAATATGCGGAAGATATTGAAAGCTCAAAGCGCTGGATAGTTTTTCTTCTACTATAACGACTAAATAAGAATTATTCTTCTGAGCCTTATCTATTTCATTTCTAAATCTATCGAAATTTTTGACACTGAGCGTACTAATAAAATCACTTAAACTTTTTCTTTCAATAAAGCACCCACAATTATCATTCGAGCAGGCGTAATCTCCAAATGATAAAGTTTTAATTTCGAATGGATTATTAAACTTAAGCCAACTTTGCTCGCGAGTATCAATATAGATTGTATCTTTTGAAGACAACTTGTTTTGGAAATTATCGCCAATTGAATTAGGATGAATAAATTTATTTTCTAAACCTACCGTAGAACATACATCATAATAATCTTTGAATATTTTATTATAGAATATAATTGATGGTGACATAATTGTTCGAAGTTCTACTTGAGTTGGTGAATATATTAAATTTTTAGATTCTTTTCTTTTAATTAATAATTGTTTGCAATATTCCTGAGCTTTTTCTATTGGCTGTTCTTTCAGCCATTTTTTCATATTATTCTTATCATTAAAATCACTATTTAGATATTGCTCTTTAGTTTTAAAATTAATTGTTTCTCCAGTAAGAAGGTCTTTCTTTGGGTAATATGCATGATAATATTTTTCTTTATTTAAACCATATCCTCTAAGTGCAAGATGAAGACTTTTTTCATCTTTAAATTCCTTACCATCTACTTTACATAATACGCTCATCCATTTAAAATCTCATCTTTAGAGATTCCTAATATTTTACATTTGATTTCGTCCATTGTAGACAAACGATCTATTTCTTTTTCAATTATTTTCTTGCGAAGATCAGCCATTTTTAAAAGCTTAGATCTGCTTTCTTCTTCTTTCCACATTTGTACAAGATTAATAATCGAAGCGGTTTCTTTTACTTGCTTGCTTAATCTGTCGCTTCTTTTAACTTTCAAATCATTATTTAATTTTTGTTGTCTATTTACACAATCATTGTATTCTTTACGAGCAGTGCTACTAGCTTCTACAATTGTCATTGGAATTTTTCCATCTTCTTGCATAGATAATTCAATTTGATTTTGTAGCACGCTAATGGTTTGCTGTATCGTGGAGGATATAACTACTTCTGTACACAAGACAATATATTGATCTACTTCTTCTTGAGTTAAATCACTTTTATCATAAGTATATCTAACAAAACTACTTTCGAAAAGCTCTCTATCTGATTCATTATCGTAAATATTAATTTGATGCATAAATCTATAAGTATTCATATAACTAATAAGAGAATTAATTTCTTTTTTGTGTTTGTGAGTTAATTTGTTCTTATCTATGCCATCTAAAACATATTTATTGACTTTAGCAATCATTCTATCTTCACTGCGAGGAGGTCTATATCCTTCAGTCGCAGCATTTTCATTTTCAATGTTATTGAATTTAACATTAGAAGGTATAGTTTTCATATACTCTAATATTGATCTAGTTTCTTGACAAAGATTAGTTAAATTATTATTTTTAAATAGTAATCTACTTATTTCTAAACCAGTCATAGTAACGCAATTATTGGTTATAAATTCTTTTTGTTCTATAGTTAATTCTATTAAACCTTTGGCTTGATATTCATGACTTTTCTTAGGAACAATTTGTCTTGATGCTAAAAATAATTTAACAGCTTTGCCTTCTTTTGATCTTCCATCTAAGTCGTCTCTATTAAATGCAATTTTAACTAATTCTAATAAAGACGGAGGATTAGCGACTCTACTATTCCATTCTTCTAATAGTTTTAATTGCTGCTCATCTGTCAATATTAAGACTTCTTCTGACATATATTATACGATATCTATATCGTCGCTGTATAAATATTTTCTGACTTTTACCATTATAGATTTTTTAAGATTTTTAACTTGTTTATATCCAGCTGATCTATTCTTCTCTGAAGTTCTATATCCCATTATTTTAGCTGCTTCTTCTTCTGTTTTATGTTTAATATATACAAGATCGTAAAACTTACATTCTATAGGTTTCAATACTTGCATCATTTTCTTATGAATATTTCCTGCGGTTTTTTCTATATTAGTTAGATCTTCTTTCATTAAAAAAACTTCTTGAGTATGATTTTCTAAAGTTACTGGTAATTTTACATCATATGCAGATTTTTTATTTTTTTCCCATTTAGCATATAAGGGACAAGCATTACATTGCTTGCCATAAATTCCACATAAGTTTTCTCCTTCAAATGCAGAGCATTTTAAACATGGTCTAGAATAATTGCCATAATTATTACGAATTAAATTTTTCATTTGATTACTGATGATTCTATTGACCCAAGGAGCTAGGCTTTTAGTTTGATTATATAATGCCCATTTTTTATAAATATGGATTCTTAATATTTGAGCTACGTCATTAAAGTCCATCCATGCCAAGCTAGTTAAATGCCACTTACCACGGCGCTTATAGATTTCATTATCTATTTCTCGGATCTTTTCTTCAAAAGAAGCCTTTTGATTTGACATTATTTTTTACTATTTCTTCTGATGCATCCTGCTTCTTTAGCAAAATCTTCTAAAACTTGTTTTTTCGATGGACTTTTTGCAGCCTTGGCAGATCTTGGTTCCCTAATAGAATTAGGTTCAGTGCCAACGATATCTTTTAATTTTTGCCCTCTATTCGAGCGACTTTGCGTTTCTACTTGAAGATCATCAATTTCTGGAACAGAAGTGACTTCATTATCATCGTCTTCATAATCAATATTATCGTCTATATCATCAATATCAGGGTCTTCTATTTTAGTGCTTATTATTTTATTGATTTTTGATGGAAAGTCACTCTTTACTGGTTTAATGACTTTAACTTCTACAGGAACTACTTTTTCAAATGATTTACCACATGTAGAGCAAAAAATTGGTTTCTTATCAATAAATTCTGTTGCCGAACCACATGAAATACAATATCTTTTCATATATATATTATATATAAAAAAAGATTTTATTCTAAATTATTTAACTTAACTTCTTTGCCAAGCGACATATACTGGGCTTATTCCACTTACACTTACGACCCCAGTATAATTAAGATCGCTAAGACTTCCACCATCTCCAGCATTTAAACTAGAATTTGCAGCCAAAACAAAATTAAAGTTATTTGGTGCAGCATTTATACCATAATCAACATATAAAATACCAGTATTTAAATTTTGAACAAATAATTCTTTTCTGAAGTTATTTGCATTTAATACTGTTCCATTAGATGAGCTGGGTGCAGAACTTGATATATTAGATCCATTATCATCAAGATTACTAAAGTTAAAACCTCTATACCCAGAAAACCCGACTTCCTCAATATAAACCATTGAGACGTTTTTATTAAATTCTGCATTTTGAATATTTGCCACATTTATTATTACACGAAAATCTATTTGATTTCTTCAAACTTCTCAATAATATAAGCTAAGATATCATTTCTCATAATATCGCTTGTGCCAAATTTAAAAGTTACAATGCCTTTGCTTGCACTTTTTTCATCATCAAATAGCTGATATATTCTTTCAAATCCACTATTCTTGATATCTGATTGACGAATATCTCCAATAAATATTAATTTACTAAACTTACCCATTCTGGTGCTAACTAATAAAAGATCATGAATACTTAAATTTTGCGCCTCGTCACATATAATATAACTAGCATTAATACTAAGTCCTCTAAGAAAACCTAATGGAAGTCCTTTGACTCTTTCTTGCTTTAATAATAGTTCTGCTTGGCCCTTTGGTAGTAATTCATGAAGTTTATCCATTAAAGGCTGTAAATATGGATCTAATTTTTCATGGAGATCACCTTTTAAAAATCCTAGATTATGAGTGCTACTTTCAACAGGGTTGCGAATATAAAATATCTCTCCTACCTTCTTATTGTTAATTGCATGAAGAGCACAGTAAACGCTTAATAAACTTTTTGCTGTACCCGCTGGGCCTTTGCAGAATACCATCTTAGTAGATTTATCTTGCAGAGTTTGGATGAATTTTTTTTGATTTTCTGTCCAATTAAGGTCTCTAATATTCAATGGTTGTTGAATCTTATCTCTTTGAGGAACCACTGGGGACTTGTCCTCTTTTTGTTCTTTTCTATGCTTTTTAGACATGAGGTTTACAAGATATATTACACTAAATTATATGTATACAGTCCAAATACTATTAAACTCTTGTTCTGTTAGATTATAAATTTTTCCATTTTGTGGTTCAATAAATATTGGTCTAAAGTTATCTGATCCATCATCATTTTTGCCATCATCAATATAAACTATATTAATTGCATGGCCGCCACTTAAATTATTTTCTGCTTTTGCTATTGCCATGTAGTTAATAACTCCTACAGCTATTCCATTTGCAGTACTCTCAATAACTTGTTCATAATATCCACAACTAAAAAGTTTAAAAGCATCTGCAAAATTATCACAATCCCATCTATGAACCCACTTTGTTAGTTTTAATGATTGAAGCCATTGCCAATACTTTGGAAATAGCTCATCTCTTACCATATCAAGTGTGGGACAAAAGTAATCCTTATCAGAAAGAACAAAATTCTTAGGAAGATTTTTATTAGCAATCCTCCAAGGGTTAATTAATTGTTGAGATGATATAATCATAATCTTTCAATTTTTTTTATGTTAATGCAACCATAAACTGGTTCTCCAATTTGAGCTTGAAAATCTTCGTTTGTAAATTCATGAGTACTTCCTAGAGTTTGAGTGCCACTAAAAGTATCAGTTCCACTATCAACAAGGATTCTTATTACATCATCATCTTCGATTGGAATTTGTAGATAGTATTTGCTTTCGACTGTAACAGCAAATTGCTGTAACTCTGGATCATTAAGGTCAACTTTTCTAACTCGGGTTCTCC